GTTTTTGCGCCGGCCATGCCAATGCAAAAACCTGAAGGTTCATCATACGTTGAACTTGGTGGTCCTATTAACAAACCAGCTGAACATGAAGATAAAGTTGGTGAAGATCCCTACAAGGATTATCAAATGAAAACTCAGAACGCTAAAAAAGCTGAGGCTCCAACTACTAAGCCTTCATCGGCTTCTTCAGACACCCAATTGAAACTTGGTGGTGGTAAGAAGACTATGGGTGAAGAAGAAGTTTCAGATGAAGAAGTTATCTCTGAAACCGAAGAGCAACTAGAAGAGAAGAAAAATTGGAAAGCAAAAATGAAGGAAGATGTTGATGCCCTTTTTGCTGACGATTCAACAATCTCAGAAGAATTCAAATCTAAAGTTTCAACCATTTTTGAAGCTCGCGTGAATGATCGTATTACACAGATTCAAGAAGAAATTGAGTCAAAGTATGCCGATATGTTAGGTGAAGCCGTTGAAGAAATGCGCGCCGATCTAACAACAAAGGTTGACGATTATCTCAATTATGTTGTTGAACAATGGCTAACAGATAACGAAATCGCAGTTGAGTCCGGTCTACGTGCCGAAATCACTGAAGATTTCATCAATGGTCTACGTGGTCTATTTGCAGAACATTACATTGATGTTCCAGAAGACAAAGTTGACCTTGTTGACGAACTTGCAACTCAAGTTGAAACACTTGAAAGCAAACTTAACGAAGAAATTGAGCGCGGCATTTCTTTCGCCAAAGCACTCGTTGAGTCACGCAAGAATGAAGTAACCCGTGAGGTGTGCGAAGGTCTCACAGCAACTCAAGTTGAAAAAATCAAATCACTCGCAGAGGGTGTTGAATTCTCCACAGAGGACGAATATAAAACAAAACTTGAAACTATTCGTGAGAACTATTTCCCATCAGGCACAAAGAAAGCCGATGAGACACAACTCCATGAGCAACTAGAAGAAACAAATGACAAGAAAGTTGAAATCAACGATCCATTTGTTGCTGCTGTTTCTCAGGCAATTTCAAAAACAAAAATTTAATTAGATTCACACAAGGAGAAAGTAATGTATCTTTCAGAAAATCTACAGAAGAAATGGGAAGGTGTGTTGGATCACCCTGATCTAGCCCCTATCAAGGACCCATATCGTAAAGCAGTTACAGCAGTTATTCTTGAAAACCAAGCAGTTGAAATGATTAAGTCAGGTCAGATGCTTGCTGAAGCAACACCAGCAAACGCATCAGGTACAGGCGGTTTCGGTGGCTCAGCCGCTGCTGGTGGTCCAGTTGCCGGTTTTGATCCAATCTTAATCAGCTTGGTTCGCCGTTCATTGCCAAATCTAATCGCTTATGACGTTTGCGGCGTTCAGCCAATGACAGGTCCTACAGGTTTGATTTTCGCAATGCGTTCGACCTACACTACTGCTAACGTTACAGCAGGCGCAGTTGAAGCCTTCTACAACGAAGCTAACACTGGCTTTGGTGGTATCTCAGGTGCTCAACAAGCACTAACAGTTGGTCTTTCAGCAAACACAACCAACACATTCGTTGGTAACGCAGCAGCTTGCACAGCAATGACAACTGCTACAGCAGAAAACCTAACACCTGCTGAAATGGCATTCTCAATTGAGAAAGTTACTGTTACAGCAAAGACACGCGCTTTGAAAGCAGAGTACTCAATTGAACTTGCACAAGACTTGAAAGCAGTCCATGGTCTTGACGCTGAAACAGAACTAGCAAACATCCTATCAGCAGAAATTCTTGCTGAGATCAACCGCGAAGTCGTTCGTACAATCTACGGTACAGCTAAGACTGGTTGCTCTGTTGGTACAACAACAGTTGGTGGTTTTGACCTAGACACAGATTCAAACGGTCGTTGGATGGTTGAAAAGATCAAAGGTCTTGCATTCCAGATTGAACGCGAAGCAAATACTATTGCCAAGACAACTCGTCGCGGTAAAGGTAACATTATGATCTGCTCATCGGATGTCGCTTCAGCATTCGCAATGGCTGGTCTTCTAGACTATCAATCAGCATTGAACAGCCAAGTTAACCTAACAGTTGACGATACAGGCAACACATTTGCTGGTACAATGTTCGGTCGCATCAAAGTGTACATTGATCCATATGCACAAACTTCATCTTCATCAGAGTTTGCTGTTGTTGGTTACAAAGGTACAAACGCTTATGACGCTGGTTTGTTCTACTGCCCATACGTTCCTCTACAAATGGTTCGTGCAGTTGACACAAACAACTTCCAGCCAAAGATCGGCTTCAAGACTCGTTACGGTCTAGTTGCCAATCCATTTGCTGAAGGTACAACTCAAGGCGCTGGCGCACTAAACATTTTGTCAAACAACTACTATCGCGCATTCAAGATCATAAACATCATGTAATACCGATAGTAATCAGAAACCTAGAACTATAATAATAGGCGACTGACTTAAAAAGGGAGAGGATAAAACCTCTCCCTTTTTTTTATATAAATACTGCCATGAGTATAGTATTATTACAAGACCTCATTGACATTAAAAAACGCAAGCAATCGGAGCTTGAGTTTTACACTTCTCAACTTAATGAATTGAAATTAAAAATGTCTTTCATTAAGCATGAGATTGATTTAACTTCCAAAATAATCATAATGATTGAAAAAGAAGAGATTCTGGATTTTAGAAAATATCTAAGGGATAAAGAATGACGGCATTTAGTAGAAATCCTTCCAACGTAAACATATTGCATCCTAATAAATTCCTTTTGACATTCTCTAGAATGCCAAATATGCAATACTTTTGTCAGTCGGTTGGTATTCCAGGCATCTCAACATCAGAAGTTCCTATCACTACACCTTTTGTTGAAATATATGCACCAGGTGAGAAAGCAATCTATGATGTATTGAACATCACATTCTTTATTGATGAAGAAATGTTAGCATGGTTTGAAGTACATGATTGGATTCGTGCAATGACATTCCCTAAAGAGTTTGAAGAGTATCAAAGATTAGGGCAGTTAAATAGCGTTGCTAGTGCAAGAGCAGGTATTAAGCCACAGTATTCAGATGGTTCAATTACCATTCTATCATCATCAAACACACCGTATTATCGTTTTAATTTCTACGATTTATTCCCAATCTCACTTAGCAGTTTTGTATTGAATGCAGCAGATAGTCCTGATACGCCACTTACAGCAGATGGTACATTCAGGTACAGTTACTATGAAGTAGATAAATTATTTTAAAAACACTTGACACAGCATAACTGATGCTGTATACTCCTGAAAAGGAGGCAATATATGAATGAACTTGATAAATTATTAGAGATGTGGGGAACAGATTCCAATATTGACAGAACGGAACCTGGCAAAGAATTAATCAATATTCCCAAACTGCATAGCAAGTACTTGAATATTCTTTCAAGGCATCGGCTGTTGTCTAAGCAATGTGAATTCAAGTATAACAAAATGAAGAAATTAAAGTGGGAATACTATACAGGCAAATTAGATAACGACCAACTAAAAGAACATGGATGGGAGCCATTCCCTTTTACGTTGAAATCCGATATCAATACATATATGGAAAGCGATGATGATATCAACAAACATCTTGTAAATAAAATTATGCATGATGAAGTTGTTGATGTATGTCAAAGCATTTTAAAAGAATTGAATTCACGCACGTTTCAGTTGCGCGACTTTATAGCATGGGAAAGATTTATTCAAGGTGTCTGATTTAACTTTATATAAAAAGAATGAAGCATTCATAAGATTTGAATGTGAAAAAAGTGTTGCTCAGGAGATGAGCGACTACTTTACTTTTTATGTACCAGGTTATCAATTCACACCTGCTTATAAATCTAGGGTATGGGATGGAAAAATAAGACTAGCAGATTTGCGGTCTTTTACCATCTATCATGGGCTTGTTCCTTATATTCAAAAGTTTTGTGAAGAACGTGAATATAAATTAGATATTGACCCTTCTGTATCAGTAACAGAAAATCTTTCTTTGAATGAAGCAAAGAAGTTTGTTGATACACTATCTTTACCACATCAAGTAAGAGATTATCAATTACTTTCTTTTGTTCATGCAATACGCAACAAGCGTATTTTACTCTTGTCTCCAACTGCAAGTGGCAAATCTTTAATACTGTATCTGATTCTAAGATACTTACAACAAGAACACAAAAAAGGTTTATTGATTGTACCTACAACATCTCTTGTTGAACAGATGTTTACAGACTTCAAATCATATGGCTATGACTCTGATGAATACTGTCACCGTCAATACTCAGGCAAAGAGAAACATACAAATAGATTCCTAACTATCACTACTTGGCAATCTATCTACAAGAATCCATCAGAATACTTTGAACAGTTTGATTTTGTTCTAGGTGACGAAGCACATCAATTTAAAGCAAAATCACTAACTACCATTTTGTCTGGTTGCATAAACTCTAAATACAGGATAGGAACTACAGGAACTTTAGACGGTACACAGACTCATAGATTAGTATTAGAAGGATTGTTTGGACCAGTATATAAAGCTACCACTACTTCTGAACTGATTGAGAAGAAGCAGTTAGCAGATTTTAAAATTAAGTGTTTAATTTTGAAGCATCCAGATTCAGTATGCAAGTTAGCGCGTGATTGGGATTATAATACAGAACTTGATTATATTGTAACGAATCAGGCGAGAAACAAATTCATCAAGAACTTAGCACTATCACTTGAAGGTAACACTCTTATATTATTTCAGTTTGTAGAGAAGCATGGTAAAGATTTGTATCCAATGATACAGTCTGAAGCCAAAGATCGTAAAACATTTTTTGTTTACGGAGGTACTGAAGTTGCTGACAGAGAATCCATTCGCGCAATTACCGAAAACGAAACCAGAGCGATCATTGTCGCTTCTTACGGTACTTTCTCTACAGGCATTAACATTAGGAACCTACACAATATTATTTTCGCTTCTCCATCTAAATCTCGTATTAGGAACTTACAATCAATCGGAAGAGGACTCAGAATAGGAGACAACAAAGAACAAGCAGTCTTATTTGATATTGCTGATGATTTTCGTATAGGCAAATTTGCCAATTATACATTGAAACATTTCATTGAACGTGTTAGAATATACGATGATGAAAAATTCAACTACAAGTTTTACAACATAGAGTTAAAAAATGAATAATATCCAATCAGTTAAAATAGTAAGACTACAGAGTGGTGAAGATATCATTGCAGGTTACTTAGAGAATGAAGAGAATGAGATGGTAACATTAGACAACCCGATGCATCTCATTTTTAAAAGAACAACCAGAGGTACTGTTATGATGTTGTTGCCTTGGTTGCCTGTTGAATTGATTAAAGATAACTCTGCTACAATCTACACCTCAGACATTCTTACAGTATATGAACCTAAAGAAGATGTGATTGAATATTATGGTAATATAATTAATGATTCAGAAATAAAACAACTACTCAAAGAAGATAATCTTTTAGATAAGTTGAATATGGGTGAAGAAGATATTAATGAAGAAGATTTTGAAGACGAAGACGATGATGACCCGTCAAATCTGACCAAAGAAGAAATCAATGAGATCATTACTAGGAAGAAGTCTAGTAGATTACATTGAAACGGAACACCAAGAGAATAACAGTTGTCAAGTGCTAACAGAGGCAAATATGAGTGAAAAGAAAACAAAACATTATGTTAACAACGCCGATTTTTTGGCTGCGTTAGTTAAGTATAAAAAAGAATGTGCAATCGCGGCAGAGAATAAGAAGCCCGATCCGCAGATTCCTAACTATATTGGCGAATGCTTTCTAAAGATTGCAGACCACCTGTCACGCAAACCCAATTTCATTTCCTATTCATTTAGAGATGAAATGATTGCTGATGGTATTGAAAATTGTCTTATGTACTTTAGAAATTTTGATGAAACGAAATCAAGCAATCCATTTGCCTATTTCACTCAGATTATCTACTATGCATTCCTTCGCCGTATTATGAAGGAGAAAAAACAATTGTATGTCAAATACAAAGCTACCGAACAATTTGGTATTCTTGATGAGTATGAAATGTTTGAAGATGTGGATGGTACAATGAAACAATTTCAGTTATACGATAACATCTCCGAATTCATTCAGAACTTTGAAGAAAACAAAAAGAAGAAGAAAGAAGGCAAATCAAAAGGCTTGGAAAAGTTTATTGAAGAATTACCTGAATCTGCTTGACAAACAGTTTTAACTTCTATATAATTGTTGATTATGAAAATAGCTATTCTAGGTGATACCCATCATGGTATGCGAGGCGACTCGCTAGAATTCCATAGGTATTACAAAAAATTCTACGACAACGTATTCTTCCCGTATATAATTGATAACAAGATTACTACGGTGTTTCAACTTGGCGATTTGTTTGATAGACGCAAGTTTATCAATTTCAATTCCCTCTATCTGTGTCGTAAGTACTTCTTTGATAAACTCAGAGATAACAACATTCGTTTTTACACACTTCTAGGTAATCACGATATTGCCTATCGTAACACGCTTGAGGTAAACTCATCACAGTTATTGTTGAATGAGTATGAGAACATTACCATCTATGACGATTTCAATGTATTGAATTTTGATGGTATTGATGTTGATATTGTGCCTTGGTTGTGTGCAGATAACGAAGAACAGATTTTGGAAAAGATGAAACAAAGTAAGTCACAGATATGTTTTGGACACTTTGAAATTCAAGGCTTTGAAACTATGCCAGGTGAAGCATCTCCTGTAGGACTTGACAGAAAGATATTTTCAAAGTATGATATGGTACTCAGTGGGCATTTTCATCACAAATCAGATGATGGTCAAATCTTTTATGTGGGTACGCCTGGTGAGATGACATGGATTGATTACAATGATCCTCGTGGGTTTCATATCTTTGATTTGAATACCCGTGAATTAGAATTTATTCAGAACCCGTATCGTATGTTCCATAAGATTCGTTATGATGATGGTGAACAGGACTTTGAATATTGGAAGAACTTTAATTTTGATGCATACAAAGAAACATATGTTAAGGTGATTGTTATAAACAAACAAAACCCTTATCTGTTTGACAATATGTTGGACAATCTTTACAAATCAGGTGCTGCTGATATATCTGTTGTTGAAGACTTCACTGATACGAACAGCATCATTGATGATAAAGATATTGTTGACCAAGCTGAAGATACAATGACAATTCTTTCTAAGTATATTGATAACTTGACACTCAACGTAGATAATACTAAAATCAAAACACTTATGCATGAATTATATGTTGAGGCATTAAATACAGAAACTACTGAATGATTATATTTCGCAATGTGCGTTGGAAGAATCTTCTTTCAACGGGTAATTACTTTACTGAAATCAAACTAAACAACAATGCACATACTCTGATTGTTGGAGAAAATGGATCTGGCAAATCAACGATGCTAGATGCATTATGTTTTGGTTTATTCGGTAAAGCATTTCGTGGCATCAACAAACCCACTCTACTTAATTCTATCAATGGTAAAGATTGTGTGGTAGAAATTGAATTTGATACAAGCAACAAATCATATAAGATTGTTCGCGGTATCAAACCAAATGTGTTTGAAATTTATCAGAACGGTGAACTGCTAAATCAAGATGCAGCATCAAGAGACTATCAAGAATACCTTGAGAAGTTTATTCTGAAACTTAATTTTAAATCATTCACACAGATTGTGATTCTAGGTTCTGCATCATTCACACCTTTTATGCAGTTATCTGCCGCTGATCGCCGTGCAATCATTGAAGACTTGCTTGACATTCAAATCTTTTCGGTGATGAACAACATTCTTAAAGAAAAACTTTCTAATAATAAAGATTTAGTTGTTAGTAAGAAATATGATATTGATTTGGCTCAGCAGAAATATGATATGCAAGAAAAGCATATTCAAGCATTGAAACAAGATAATGATGAAAAGATTAAACAACATGAAAAAGACATACAGAATAATCAAGCTGCAATACAAGACCTTCATGCCAATGTCGCCAACTTCCTTGTGGAGATTGGGTCTTTACAAACAGAAGTCGCTGATAAACTTGAAACTGAGAACAAACTCAAGAAGATTACGAAAATTGAATCACAGATTGAAAGCAATCTATCCAAGTATAGAAAGGATATCAGTTTCTTTCAACAAAATGATAATTGTCCAACCTGTAGGCAAGCTATTGCCTTGGGGTTTAAAGAGGAAGAACTTGCTTCGCTCCACACAAAGACTTCTGAGTGTGAACTAGGTTTACAACAATTAGAATCTAAGTTATTGGCAGAACAAGAAAAATTGAATCAAATTACAGAGAAACAAAAATTGATTCAGCAGTTGCAGATTAAGGTAGCAACAAGTAACACTTCAGTCACCGAAACAAACAAGTATATTGAAAAGTTAAAGGCTCAGATTGCAGAACTTAAACAATCCAAGGTAGTAACAGACAAAGAACAGAACCAATTGAAAGAATTACAAAATCATCTGTTGTTACTACAAGAAGAGTTAAAATCACTAATAGAAGATAAAACATACTATGAGGCTGCCTCGTTGTTGTTGAAAGACACAGGTATCAAGACTAAAATTATTCGCCAGTATTTACCAATCATCAACAAACTAGTCAATAAGTATTTAGCGTCACTAGACTTCTTTGTAAACTTTAACCTAGATGAATCATTTAAAGAAACAATCAAGTCTAGGCATCGTGATGATTTTTCTTACAATAACTTTTCAGAAGGTGAGAAACAACGTATTGACATGGCATTGATGTTGACATGGCGTGCAGTGGCAAGATTGAAGAATTCTTCCAATACGAATCTGTTGATACTTGATGAAGTGTTTGATTCAAGCCTTGATACAAATGGCACAGAAGAATTGATTAAAATCCTACATATGTTAGAAGATGTAAACCTATATGTTATCTCGCATAAAGGTGATATTCTGCAAGACAAGTTTAGTAATGTTATTCGTTTTGAAAAAGTAAAGAACTTTTCAAGGATAGTGAAATGAGTATAGAAACAGAATTACATATTTTTGAAGATGGTAATAGAATTGCAAAAGTATTTACCAGAGGTAAAGGCAGTTACAGGGTATGGATGTATGATTCATACCTTGAGACTGAAAAAGAAAACAATTTTGACGATGAACAATCAGCAGAAGATTGTGCTGAGAATTGGGTGCTAAACAAATGAGCGAAATTATAACAATCAATACAGAATCAAATGAATTCAAAGAAGAGATCATTGAACCTTTAACGGTATACAGCGATAATCTTCCTATGTTGAGTGTTAAAATACCTGAACATACTTTGCCTTTACCTAATAAAAATATGACTGCATTGGTAAAGAAACTAAAGATGACGATGAAACTGTATGCAGGACTGGGTTTGTCTGCCAATCAATGTAACATTTATGAAAGAGTATTTGTTATCGGTTCAGAAGATTTTCAGTTTGCATGTATCAACCCTAAGATCATTCAATCTTCACTTGAGATGGAAAAAGAATCAGAAGGTTGCCTCTCTTATCCAGCAATTTATCTTAAAATAGAAAGACCAAAATGGATTGATGTAGAGTTTTGGACAGAAGAAGGTAAACAAGTACAAACCAGACTTGAAGGTTTATCTGCACGTTGTTTTGCACATGAACTTGACCATTTGAATGGTGTTAAGTTTGTTGACTATGTTGGTCCTGTTGCATTGAAAATGGCAAAGAAGAAGCAACATAAAATGATTAAAAGGTACGAAAGAAGTAAATGAAATTAACGATTGCTAGGCTTAGAAGTGGTACGAATTATAAAGAACCACTTGAGCATATCATGGATTCTTTCTATCACCTGTATAAGAAATACATGGAAAGAAATCCACAGCACACTTACGGTGTTTGTAACTTTGGATGGAATTCAGCAAACCGTAAAAAAATAGATGATATCGTTGATGCTGATGTGATTATAATACCTAGTGAGAATGAATTCTTTCAACACATTGATGGGTATGTTGATACAAGGCATAAAGAACGCTCGGATGAATTCATTGGGCAAATTGGTATGCATCTAGCAAATAAACACCTAGTGATTATGCGTAGTGATAGAGCAGACAACGAAAATCTTTACCGCACTAGAACGTTTAAAGACTATACAATAGGAAAATTCTCAACATTTGATGAGATGGATGTACCTGGTGGTCTTCATGGCATGAAGTATCATTTCATCAAGGCAAGAAACAAAAACTTGTTTGAAGAACCTTCTACTAAGAAATATGATTTGATTTATTGGGGTTGTGATAAACGTAAATTAATTGACAAGCAAGATAGTGGTGATGAAAGACATTTAGTTTTCAAACAGTTGAAAAAAGAAAACAAAATCAGCACCTATTTTATAGGCAGATACAACTCAATTAAGCCTGATAGAAAAATTGATACGATGAACAATCTGATTCCAACTTTAGAAGAAGGTAAATCAACACTTTGTTTTAATTGGTTAGATAGTAAAGCAACAACAAGTCGTTACCATGAAGCAATTGCGTGTGGAATAATGCCATTAGTTTGGAAGAATTATGATGAAGACAATACGTTGGTTGCAGATTCATGGCAGAGAGTCAATAGCGTAGAAGAATTTTATGATAAAGTATCTGAGGTTGAAAATAAATTTAAAGATGTTCAAGCACATTACCTAAGTAACTTAAAGAATGAAGATTGGTACTACGAACACTTTTCTAATAGATTGAATGAGATTATTAAATAATGAAACCTGATATTGACAAACAGTGGGCAGATTGGCAACTTAAGAATCCTTCAGAATCTTTTTTGCAAGTAGATGAAAATGATTTGCGAGAAAAGACTATTGCTGATTTATCCTATGTCTCAAAAATGGATGTAAAAGAATACACACTCTATCAGAAATGGTGTGAAGTACAAGAAAAGTATCCTTCAGTCATCGTGAATGATTTGTGGGATGGTGAAAAGCGTGTTCTTAAAGATGAAGAACAACGCCGAGCGATTGCAGAAGTTAAAGATAACTTTTGGAATCCAGAAAATGTAGATGAATACATGGATCTTCAACCTGAATTAGTTTTGACAGATAAGAGCCACGAAAAAACATCACCTGAATTGTGGAACTGTATTCGTACATTTTCTTCTACGATGAAGAACAATTCAAACATTGGTCGCAATCTTAACTTTATTGTTCGTGACAAAGTTACCAAAAAGTATCTTGGTGTTATTTGTATCTCTTCTGACTTTCTAGACTTAACACCTAGAGATAAATTTATCGGATGGTCGCGTGAGTTAAAGACACAAGGTCGTATGATTAATCATACAGCAATCGGCTCTACGATTGTACCTCTACAGCCACTAGGTTTTAATTATGTTGGTGGTAAACTACTTGCCCTTTTGTGCTTGACAGACCAAGTGCAAGAAGAATGGCAACGATTGTATGGTGATAAACTTGTTGCTGTAACAACAACATCATTGTATGGTAAGACTAAAGCAAATGGTCTTTCTCAGTATGATAATTTAGATTATTGGCAACCTATGGGATTTACTGCTGGTTCTGTTTCATATGAGCCATCAAAAGAGACTCGCTATTTACTTCGTGAGTGGTTGAAAACAAATCATACT